TCAGCACTTGATGCAGGCGAGCAGGGCGACGTTGTGGGGGCGGGTTTCGGCGCCGATGACTCCTGGCGGGTTGACCATCCCGTCGTAGTCGCTGCCGTCATTGCTGTGGTACCAACGGTTATCACTATCGGAGGAACCGCTGCCCCATTTGCCGATATTGGCGGTGCAGCCAAAGGGCGAGGTATTGATGGCCGTGCTTTCGCCCCACGGCATGACATGCTTATGCGCAGCGGTTTGCTGAGGCTGGCGGTCGCCGACTTTACGCTTGGGGCTGTCTGGATCGATTTTGCCGCTATCGTCCCAAGCGCGGATAAATTCGCCGCGCAAGTCCGGCAAATTAAATGTGCCGCCGCCATCTCCAGCTCCGTATTGGGTGCCGATGGCGGCGAACAGCGGCGCGTAGTCCTTGCGGGAAACCGCCATGCCGTTGGCTGCCAGCCAGCCAGCAGGCGCTTGCGACATTGCGAAGAAGGCAATCTGGCCAGCCGGCGCCACCATATTGGCCTGTGCGCTGGAGACGCCATCAGTGATGCCATAACCTGCCAAGGTGGTGGCCTTGTCCGCCTTGCCGGCCAGCAGCTTGGCGATGCTGGCGGCGAAGTTCTGATCGTTGCCCAAGGCCGCCGCCAGCTCCTGCAGGGTATTGAGCGCGCCGGGCGCGCCGGCCACCACGCCGTCGATGGCGGCTTTCAGGTCGGTCTTGCTGGCGCCGTCGCTGATGCCGTAGCCGGCCAGCGTGGATGGCCGTTGCGCACTGCCCCAGGCGATGCTTTGCACCGCCTGTAGCAACTGGTCCTGGCGCGCGGGGTCGGCTTTCTGGCCGCTGCTCTTGATCACGCTCAGCAGCTCTTGCTGGCTGGACTGAATGGCGGCCTGGGCGCCGTTGAGCCAGTCGGAAGTCACGATGGTGCCGAGTTCGCCGGTGTAGGGGTTGCCGTCGTGGAACAGGACATCGGCGCTGTTGATCGGCTTCATTGGCTCTTGCATGTCAGTCTCTCCGGGTCGTCAAAGGAAAATCGGCGCAAGGCCGATGACAGATGTCGCTATGGGTGGGTTGGAAGAGATTGTGTGGCAAACGACCGTCGGGGCTTAGCGGACGCCTGTCAGTGCTGACATGCCGTTGTGGATAGCGAAAAACCGCGCGATGCGCGGTTTTTCTCAGCGTGGAGCGCCGCTTATTGCGAGCCCATATTCCAATGGATGGCGGAGAGCCGGGCGGCAGCGTCCGGCGCGGCCAGGCCCACGGCCTCCGGCTGGTCTGCCAGAGCTTGTTTGCGGCCGATGATCTTGCCTGCAGCCACTGCCTGGGCATCGGCTTTGGGTGCGGATGGTGTTGCGCCGCATGATGAAAAACCGCGCCGGTTGGCGCGGTTTCATTTGGAGCATCGGGGGGGCTACATCAGCACTTGATGCAGGCAAGCAGGGCGATGTTGCGGGGCCGCGCTTCGTTGCCGCCGGAGCTATAAGTCGCGTAGCGCAGCAGCTTGCCGGTTCCAAACTCCGCCAGCCATTCGTTTGCCGTGTTTTTCGCGCCGTAGTCCAGCGGGTTGCCGTTATTGTCCACACGGACAGTGTCCGTTCCGTTCGTGCCGCCAGGCGTCGGGATGTTGTGATCGTGCGACAGATTCTGGGAGGCTTGGCTGGAGCCTAGGGCGCGGCCGGTGTCCACGTTGCGTCCTGCATCCCAGCCGCGGATAAATTCGCCGCGCAGATCCGGCAATCCGAAGCTTGTCGAGCCGTCGCCATTTCCATAGAGGCTGCCGATGGCCGCGAAGAGTGCGGGATAGTCCTTGCGCGCAACCATGCGGCCATCGGCAACCAGCCAGCCGGCAGGGGCGTCTTGCCTGGCGAAGTAGGCCACCATGCCGGCAGGCGCCGCCGCGTTGATCTGGGCCGATGTGGCGCCGTCGACGATGCCGTAATCCGCCATCGTGTTCTGTTGGCCGGATTTCAGCAGGCGGACCCAGGGCTGCCAATTGCCGTTTTCCAGTCTTTGTTCATAGGTGGCGCCGCCCCAGGCCGAGTAAAGCTGGCTGCCCCAGAGCGGAGACAGGAAGTTGGCCAGCAACATGCCGTTGCTTTTCACCGGCGTTCCGTCGACCAGGTTGTTGTCGATGTGATAGAGCCCATTGGGACGCACTGTTTGCAGCGAGCCGGCGGCAAGGGGCTTGGCATAGCCGGACAAGCCGACGGCGTTCAGCGCCTGCCCCACGAGCAGCGGCGTCATCGCCTTGCTGTTATCGCTCCCGGCCTCCGCTTCCGCTTGGCTGGCGATGGCGATGCCATAGCCGGCCAGCGTGGATGGCCGCTGCGCGCCGCCCCAGGCGAGGTTCTGCATCGCTTGCAGCAACTGGTCTTGGCGCGCGGGGTCGGTTTTCTGGCCGCTGTTCTGGATGACGGTCACCAGTTCCTGCTGGGTGGATTGGGTGGCGGATTGCAGGGTGTTGAGCCAGTCGGCCGAGACGATGGTGCCCAGTTCGCCGGTGGCGGGATTGCCATCGTGGAATTTCTGGTCTGGCGAGGGGACAGGCTTGATCGGATCTTGCATGAAGCGCTCCTGGATGAGGGAAGATGGGCTGCCGCCGGAAGCAGCGGCGCGAGGGGGGGGGAAACGCGCGCGGGACGAGCGTCGGGAGAGGTTTACGGCTGGTAGGCGAAGTAGACGAAGGTGTGGGCGGGCTTGAGGTCGTTGAACAGCTCTTCCAGCCTGGGGTCGCCGAAAGTGGTGAGGCGCTCGCCGGCCAGCGATTGTCCGGCGCGGAACTGGTAGGGGCGGACCTTGCTGCCGTACACGGTCACCTGCCACACCCAGGGAATGTCGGCGCTCCACAAGGGCTGGCCGGCGCGGTTGACGCCGGCGCGGAACGGCTGCGGCTCGTCGATCCTAATCCGGTAGCCCATGCCGGCGGCCAGCCGGGTGAAGTAAGAGATGGACAGGCCGCCGGTTTCCGCCAGCTTGGCCAGCACCGCCTGCTGGCGCTGCTGGTAGGGCGCGTCGGCGGGCGGCGTCAGCCCGCATACCCGCTCCCAGTCCGGCAGCAGCGTTTCGGCCGCCAGCGGGGTGACGGCGCCGGCCAACTGGCGGGCGCTGTTTTGCGCCCGGTCCAGCGCCGCGCCCTCGCTGGCCAGTTCGGCCTGCAGCCGCGGGCCGTCGGGGCTGTAGCTGGCCGGCGGCAGCAGCCGGGTCAGCAAGTCCTGGTAGGGGGGCTGCGGCATCATGGCATGGTCCTCAGCGTCAGTTTGCCCAGCCGCAGCCATTCCACCTTGCCGGCGTCGGAAACCGGCGCGACATTGCCGGAAGGGGCGTTGAGCTGGCGGTCTTGCACGCCGGGCAGATCGGAGATCAGCGCCTCGACCCGGCTCTTGACCAGGCGCTCGCCCGGGGCGAGGCCGGCGAAGTAGGCTTGCAGCGTTTGTTGCAGCTGCGGCGTGAAGACATCCGGGCTGATGCCGCCCAGATTGAGCGCGAGGTCGATGTCGACCGCGCGCGGGGTCGGCGCCAGCACCAGGCAGCTTTTGGCGGTGACCGGCCGCAGGTCTTCGATATGGGCCTGCACCGCGGCCAGCGTGTCGGCCGACGGCAGGTCGTTGTTGGCGGTGACCACCACGTCGACGGTGCCTAGGCCGCGCCGCAGCGGGTAGACGTAGGCGGCGGTCACGCCCTTCACCTCCAGCGCCCAGCGCCGGTAGTCGTGCTGGTTGCCGCCGGCGGGCGGCCGGCGTATCAGTTCCAGCAGCCGCTCCAGCAAGGCCTGGTCGCTTTCCATATCCACCGCGCCGCCCATGCTGAGCAGCAGCGCCTTGCCGGCGACGCCGGGCGGCGCCTGCATCAGGTCCACCTGCAGATTGGCGGGCTGGTTGCCGGCCGGGCCGGGCTGGCTGGCGCGGATGTCCACCGTGGCCTGGCCATTGGCGTCCAGCTGGAAGGCGTAGGGGCCGCCGTCGCCGCCGGCGGCCGGCGTGGCGTACAGCTGGTCGCCCAGCCGCACTTGCAGGCTGCCGCTGACCATGGTGTTGGGGTTGCCGCTCAGCTGCAGCTTGCCGGCGGCCGCGCTGGCCGGCTTGCGCACGATGCCGCGCAGGCGGGCGTGCTGCTCGAGGTATTCGCTGTCGGCGGTGTCGGGGAAGATCTGGCGGGCGATCCAGCTTTGGTGCTGGTATAGGCCTTCGACCGCGCTGGCCACCGAGCTGGCGCGGACGAAGAAGTCGCTGTCCGGCCCGGTGTCGGCGTCGGCGCGCAGGTTTTGCAGGTCGCGCAGCAGCGTGTCGCGGATGCTGGCGAAGTCGGGAGTGGGCAGGGGCATCAGGCTATCCTCACTTGATGTTGGAAATGTCGGGTGCGGCCGCCGGCCTCGGCGACGCGGATCTGGAGCAGCAGCCGGCCCGGGCCTTGCCGGCTGGAGGACACCTCGATCCGGCTGGCGCGGCCGTCCTGGCGCAAGGGTTGCAGCGCCTGTTCGGCGTATTGGCAGGCCAGGAGGTCGACGCGGCCGCTGTCCTTGGCGCGGGACAGCTCATGCAGGCGCGAGCCCAGCGTCGGGTCGGCCCACCAGCCGCCCAGAGGGGTCATCAGGCGCAGGTAGACGGCGTTGGCGAGGGTGTCGGTGGCGGTGCCGGCGTAGTCGCCGGTGGCGGGGGCCAGTAGTGGGTCCATGGCTATTTTCCTGGAAACGGGGAGGGGTGGGCAGCGGACGCCGGTCAGTGGCGGCGCTGCTTACTTGGGCGGGCTGGTGGGGCCGTTCGGCGCGTCGTGGATGTGGGAAACCAGGCTCTTGCCGCCGGCGTTTACGTCGCCGCTGGCGTTCATCGAGCCGGACAATTTGATGTCGCCGCTGAAGCTGGCGCCGCCGCCGCCTTGCACCGCCAGGCCGCCGTTGCCGCTGATCTGGCCCTGGGCGACCAGCTGCTGGCTGGTTTGCAGCGTGGGGGTGGCGAAGGCTGCCTGCTGGTCGGCGTTCACCTGCATGGTTTGGCATTGGAGGGCGATGCTGTCGCTGGCCTTGACCTGCATGGTCTTGCAGTTCAGCACGAAGCTGTCGCAGGTGGCTTCGATGATCTTGCCGCGTTTGAGCACGATCTTGCTGCCTTCGTCGCTATACAGCGCTACTTCTCCCGGCTGCAGCGATTGCAGCCGGTAGCTGCCGTGCTCGGTGGCCAGCACCACGCTATGGCTGGTGCGGCCGCCCAGCGGCAGCACCATCGCCATGCTGCCCGGCGGCGGGTTGGAGGTGTAGCCGTAGTGCTGGAACAGCTCGGCGTCCTGCAGCTGTTCGCCGGCCAGGCCTTCGGCCTGCGCGGTCTGCACCACGCCCGAGCTGTCCACGTGGGTGAGCGCGGCGCGGAAGCCCTGGCGCACATTGCTGAAGGCGCGGCGGATGCGGTGGTCTACTTCATGCCACATGGGGTGTCTCCTATCATTTTTTGCCGGCGCGCAGCACCGGAATCCAGCATTTGTCTTCTTTCAGCGTCAGCCGGGTGACGCTGCCCTGGCCGCGGCCGCCTTCGAAGGTGCGCGCCATCAGGAAATAGACGCCGTTGATGCCGTGCGGCTCGCTTTCCACCTCGATGCGCTGCCCCGGCGTCCACAGCTGGCCGCGGCTGTCGCGATGGCCGGCCACGGTGGCGGACAGGGTGTAGCCGGCCAGGCGGGCGTCGGCCAGCATCTTGTCGGCGCGCGCCGCCAGCTCCGCCGGGCTGGCGGCGTCCGGCTCCACCTGGATGCGCGGCTTGTGGTAGCAGACGTCGGAATCGAAGCTGTGGTGCTTCATCGCGTGGCGGCCCGGCGTCAGCGCCTGGCCGTGGCCCTGGCCCAGCAGCGTCAATTCGGAGTAGCGCTGCGCGTGCGAGCGGGTTTCGGCCAGGCTGAGCAGATTGTTGCCTTGACCGTCGCGGCGCAGGATCAGCCGCGCGCCGGCCGGCTGGCTGTAGTCCGGGCCGCCCACCACCAGGGTGCCGTCCGGGTCGAACCAGGCGCTCAGGCCGTTGGCCTGGGCGGCGCGGGCGAGCACGTCCCAGGCGCTGTTGCCGGGGTCCACGCTGATTTTTTCCAGCGGCCGGCTGCCTTTGGCGTCTACCCGTATCCGGGCGATGCCCAGCGGCTTCACCACGTTTTCCAGCACGTCGCGCAGCGTCATGTTCTTGGCGGTGAGCAGCGGCGCGCTGCAATCGAGCAGCATGCCGGCGAGGTCGCGGCCGGACAGCGCCAGCTGGTGGCTGCCGGCGGCGACGCTGTGGCTGATGTCGTCCACCCGGCCCATCAGCACGGTTTCCGCGCCCACCTGCACCTTGATCATCGCGCCCGGCTCCACTTCCGGCGGAATGGCGCCGCCGGGCAGGCCCAGCGCCACTTGCCAGCCGTCGGCGGGCACGGCGAGGTCGGAGTCGATCGAATAGTGGGTCCAGTCGCTGTGGCGGCGGCCGGCGATCTGCAGGCTGACGGTGTGGTCCGCCGCGGCGGGTTTAGCGGGCGTAGCCATGGATCACGGTCCCCGGAGTCAGGTGGTTGGGATAGGCCAATTGCGGGTTGAGCCGCAGCAGCTCGTCGGCGCGGCCGCTGTCGCCGTACCACAGGTGGGCCAGCTGGCGCAGGTTGGCTTCGGCCTCCACCGCGCGTTCGATCAGCGGCGGTTTGGCGGCGATCAGGCCGGCGGCGCCCTGCTGCACCTGCAGGCCCAGCTCGCGCAGGCTGTCCACCACGCGGTAGGCGGCGTCGGCCGGCATATTGGCGCGCCATTGGTCGATGGCGGTTTGCAGCGAGCCGCGCACGTCGCCGGCGATCTGCTCCAGCGCCGGCGGCGTCAGTGTCGGCCGCTCGGCCTCGCTGCCGAAGATGCCGCTGGCGGCGCTGGCCAGCTTGGTGGCGACGTTCAGCTGCAGCAGCGCGTCTATCCGCTGCTGGTCGCTGCTCCACACGGTGAGGGCGGCGCTGGCGGTGAGCGGCGTGGTGTTCTGGCGTATCCGCTCCGGCAGGCCGTCCAGCCGGCGCCGCAGCGCATTCCAGTCGGCCAGGGTGGCGGCGGGCAGGCTGGCGGCGGTTTTCAACGCTGGCAGCGGGCCCAGGTCCAGCGCCAGGTCGAATTTCCAGTCGGCCACCTGGTCCACCAGTCCGTTCACCTCGCTGACGAAGGCTTGCGGATAGGCCAGCAGGTCGTTGACCTGGGCCACCGCCTGGTTGGCCATGTCGGCCAGCGCCTTCACCGTGGCGACCAGCTGCTGGCGCAGCGCGCCCAGCCTGGCCAGCGCGCCCTTGGCGGTGGCGACCAGTTCCTGGGCTTTGGCGTAGGCTTCGCCGGCCATGCCGCGCAGCTCGTCCACCTTGGCGTCGATGGCTTCGCTCTGTTGCTGCGGCTTGTGCTGCGCGAAGAAGGGATTGCCCGGCGTGGCCTCCACCCAGTTGATGTCCACGGTGCAGGAGTCGGGCGCGTCGGCATCGTGGCTGATCTGGTAGTCCAGCACCTGGGCCTGCGACATGCTGCCGAACACCGGGTGCACCAGCTCGCCCGGGCCGGCGGCGTCCAGCGCGGCGACGAATTCGCGCAGCCGGTCCTGATAGCCCTCGCCCCAGAACATCGCGTTGAGCGTCACCTTGCGCGCCTTGCGGCCCAGGTCCTCGACATCGGCCCCGTCCTTGTACGGGTATTCGTGCATCGCCTGGTCGCGTTGGGCGCTGTCCTGGCTTTTCAGGCAATCGAAGCGCACGCCGCGGAAGCTGGCGTCCACCAGGGTGCCGGCGGCCGGGCCGGCGGACAGATTGAGGCTGAACATCAGCTCCTCCTTTGTTGTTGGCTGTTGGCGGCGTTGACGGCGGCGACGATGTTGCCGTGCTGGACGTCGACGACGACGCGTATGGGTTGAGTGAGTTGTGCAAGCGCTGAGCTGAGCTGGGCGATTAGAGCGGCAAGCTGAGAGTCTGAATTGCCGCCGGTTGATGGCGCCGGGATTTGTGTTTTATCGGTCTGGCCGTGGGGCGATAGCGTGGTGTCTTGCGCCGGTGTTTTCGTCTTATCGGGCATCTCATCGGCAACGGTTGAGAGCTGCCCTGGGGCATGTGTTTTGACTACCTGTTCTTCGGTTGCCGCCGCTACGTTTGGGTTCGGATCTTTTTCGATGGCATTCGGCTCTGTGGCTGAATTGGTTTCAGGGGAAATAGAGTTGGCAATTCCCTTCTGCGCAGGGGCGTGCTGCTCGTTCAAGCCGAGAGCTGTATTTTTCTGCGGTGTTCTCTTTTGTATGTTTGGTGCTGAATTTGATTTTTCTTTTTTATTGTCCGCGCTATTGGGTGTATTTTTTGGCTTTGCGCTGGTTTTGTGGGGTTTTGGCGAGGGCGGGGAGTTTTTATCGGAAGGTAATGTGCTGCTTTTGGTTGTTTTCCCTCCTTCGGTGATGGCAGTCTCTGTTCCTAAATGGCGGCCGGTTTCTTTGTCATAATAATCCGCCGAGCTTATCGATTTCCCTTGAGTGTCAACGGTATTTACACCAATCAATTGTTTTTTCTTTTTGTCTTCTACCCATATTTGACTGGCATGGACTCCTTTGCCGTCAGTGGTATATTGCTTGTTGAATTCTTTTCCATCTGGAGCGAGACCCATTTTTATATTTTTCTTTCTGTCCTCCTGATTTTTTTTATCCTGTTCTTTTATTCTTCTATTGATATATCCAGTTTTCTCAGCATATTCCTGAGTTAGCTCGTCTGTTAGTTTTTCATCTTTTACCGGCTTGTATTTTTTCTCATTGTTTGATGCTAGCGAACCAACGCTGCGACTTTGCGTAGCCTCTTGAGGGGTGGCGTCATACCATTGATAGTTTTGACCATGCTTGGCAAGGAAGTACTTCCCACCATCTTTTTTTTCTATTGTTGGGGGCACGTCATCATTTGAAACGACATAGTTGAGTTGTTCCCTGGCGATCCGCTCCGCAATATCACCCATTTTTTGAGAGCCATACATGGCCCCATAGGTGCCTCCTGCGATTCCTCCTGCAACCGTTCCCTCCGGACCAATCAAGGATCCGCCTGCTGCCCCTAGTTTTCCACCAATTTCTCCACCTATCTTATCGCCAGCATATTCGCCAATAATTCTGGAGAGTTGGACTATAGCTTCATCATCGTTTCCAGCGATAACATGCTGGAGTACTTTGGTTGCATTATCAATATTCCCAAGTAGTTTCAGTCTGTCTTTTCCTGCTTTTGCCAAGGCGCCTGGTGCGGATAGCTCCCCATGTTCTTTGGTAATTGCATCTAGGAATCCCTCCAGTATCGATTTGGAATCTGATACTTGCTGATTAGAAAAAATACTCTTAGTTTCAGGAGGGGATGGATCGGAATTTTCCTGTGAGAATAACGTCTCCGCTATTTTTTGAGAGGATGTTTTGTCGGTAGATAATCTCTTGTCTTTTCCTCTGGAGTAGGTATTTTTAATGCTTGCCTTTTGTGGTTTTTTTTCAATTGGCATATGTGAAATTCCTTATGATTAAGTTGATAGAAACCACAGCGGGCAATTCCTCTGCAATTAATTAAAAAAAGATAAAAAATAGCTGGCCATCAAACGATGGCCAGCTACGACTTATTCGACCACCTTCCGCAGCGACATCAGCTTGATATCGCGGCGCGCTTCGCTTTCCACGCCGTATTTCTCGCCGACTTCCATCGTGAAGCAGTCGAGGTAGCTGGTGCGTTTGCCGCCGGCCAGCGGGAATTCGGTCAGCTTGGCGCCTTCGATCGCTTCCCAGTCCAGATCGCCGGTCAGCGGGATGGACACGGTGATGGACAGGTCGTACTCGGTGACGCCGCGGGAGAAGCCCTTGGCGCGGCCGCTGGAGTTCATCGTCTTCACCAGCTTGCGGCCGGTCTTGCTGCTGACGTTGAGGTCGATGACGTCGATTTCCTGGCCGTTCACTTCCAAGACGATGGAGCCTGCGTATTCTTTCAAAGCCATGGGATATTCCTTTTCGATGCGGGGAGGGAACCGGCCGGATGGCCCGGCCGGCGGAGGGTGGGAGAGGCTTACAGCAGCAGGTCGATGCGGCCGGCGAACACGTGCAGGCCGTTCACCACGTCAACCGGGATCTTGGCGTCCAGGCGGTTGGCGTCCTGCAGGTCGCGCTCGACGATCAGGCCGTCCTTGTTGGCGTCAACCTGTTCGATGATTTCCAGCTCTTCCAGCTTGTACAGCACGTCCAGCAGTTCGGAGCGCACCTTGGACGGCGTGCGGTCGGACAGCTTTTCACGCGGGAAGCGCAGCGCGATGCGCTCGCGGCAGGCGCGGCGGACGTAGTCCAGCGTGCGGATGGTGGTGATGTCCAGCAGCGACACGTCGTCCACGCCTTGCGCGTCCTTGGTGTAGGTGCTGATGGCGCGGACGATCTGCACGCGGTTGCCGGCGGCCACTTCCAGCGGGGTGACGCCGCTGTACAGCGCGCTTTCCTGCTCGGTGCGGCTGGTGCGGGACGCCAGGTCCACCACGTCCAGGCCTTTCAGCTCCAGCGTGTTGAGCGGACGGGCCGGATCTTCCTCGCTGGCCAGCACCGCGGCGTAAGCGGCGGCGATGTCGCCCGGCAGCTTGGCCGAGCCGCGATACCAGGCGGCGGTGATGCGGCCGCTGTCCAGTTTGGCGGACAGGGCTGCCGCGTCGGCCAGCGCGCCGACGGTGGCGATCACGCCGATGGCGCCGCGCTGTTCCAGCGGGCCGGAAACGAAGTCGAGGTGGGTGCGCAGCGCGGCCAGGGCGGCGTCGGTGTTGAACGGATTGACCACGATCTGGTGGCCGCCGCTGACCACCGCGGCCAGCGCCGGGGCGATGTCCGGGTCGCCGGCGCCGCCCTTCATCGGCGCGATGGCCACGGTCAGGCCGGCGATCTGTTCCTGCGCCTTCAGCGCGATGCCGTTGCCGATGCCGCCCTTGTGGCGGGCGGTGAGGGTCAGCACTTCCTTGGCGGCGGCGGCGCTTACCGGCAGGTCGGTCAGCTTGGCGATGGCGGCCTGGGCGTTGGCGGCGATCTTGGTGGCGTCGTCGCCGGCGGCGACGGCCACGTCGACGCGCACGGCGCCGATATAGAGGCTCATCACGCCGGCGGCGGCGGCCGGGCCGCTGAAGGTGAAGGAGCCGGCTGCCGGCACGCCGGCGGCGGCGTCGTCAACCGCGATCACGGTGAGTTGCAGATAGGGATTGGCGTTGATCGCGGCGCGGGCCATCAGGTGGGCGTAAGAACCGCGGCCGAAGGCCTGGGCGGCTTGTTCGTCGCTGAACACGTCCAGCGCCGACAGCGCCGGCTGGGTGGCGTTCTTGCCCGGATTGGCCGGATCGTCGGCCAGGCGCTGGCCGATCAGCAGCACGCGCTGCGGATTGCCCGGCAGGGTGCGTACCGCCAGCTTGGTGTTGAACTCGAAGTATTTGCCCGGTTTGCGGATGGATGCCGGAATTTGGTCGAAGCTGATGTTGGGGCTGGCCATGAGAGTGGGACTCCTGATGCTGCGGTTGGGTGAGAGTGCCGCGCCGGACGGCGCGGCGACGGGGAAACTGGGTGCTTACGGAGCCGGCTTGGGAGCGGGCTGGATGAGGGTGTCCTGGGCCTTGAGGGTGGGATTGCCGGCCAGGCTGTAGTTGAGCTGGGTGCTTTGCCAATCCTTGGCCGGGTCTTCCAGGCGGCCGCCAAAGGATCGGAACAGCGCGTCCGGGTCGGCGTCGCCTTGCGGCGCCGGCCAGCGGCCGTTGTCCAGCGCCTCGTCCAGCCAGTAGGTGGCGAAGTCGCAGGCCACCAGGCTCCAGGGCTGGCCGTCGCGCGGGGTCTGGCCCAGCGGGCGGACTTTTTCCGGCTGCAGCGGCTGGATGGCCAGGCCGAAATCCTGCGAGGCCAGCAGGCGGCGCACCGCGTATACCAGTTGCCAGACGCCGGCGCCGGCGTAGCCGGCATCGGCTTGCAGGCGGTCGCCGACGATGACGGTGAACTGCGCGTTGGCTTTGTAGCGTTGGCGCTGGCTGGCTTGCGGCGTGCTGGCGGCGATGCCGCCGGCCACGGTCCACAGCGCCGGCAGCCTGGCCAGCGCCTGCGGGTTGATGGCGGGGCTGGCCTGGCCGGGGGTGAGGCGGCTGGCGTAGTCGCCGTGGGCCAGCTGCAGGCCGCACAGCGCGGTTTCGTCGAGGTCGGCCGCCACTTCGCGCACCATGCGGCCCAGGCCTTGGCGCAGGCGGTCGGCGATGGCGGTTTGCACGGAGATCAGCATGGACATGGAGCTTCCTTGAAAGGACGGAGAGGATGAGAGGGATTGTGAGGCGGGGCGGCGCCGGGGCTTAGCTGAGCGTTGTCAGTGCAGCGCGCGCTTGAGGAGTTCGCCGGCCAGGGTGACCAGCAGCGCCGACAGGGCGCCGGACAGCGCGCCGCTTTTGGCGGCCTGGACTTCCACGTCGCGCAGACGGCCGTCCAGTTCTTCCAGTTTTTTATCCTGTTTGGCGAGGTGGGCGACGATCATGTCCAGCTTGCCTTCGATGCGGCCCAGGGCCAGCAGATTGTCGTGTTCCACGTGAAACCTCCTCAGCGTTCCGCCAACTGTTGGCAGATCACGCAGCGGGTGCAGCTGGGCAGCGCGACGCGGCGGGCCTGCGGAATGGGATCGCCGCAGTCCTCGCAGTGGCTGTAGCCGCCGTGTTGCAGCTGCTGGAAATGGCGGGCGAGCGCTTGTTCGCGGAATTCGGTTTCCAGCTCGCTGGCGCGGTCGAAGAAGTCGGTCATGGCGTGGGCTCCTGTGGGGCGTAAAGTTGTTTCAGGGCGGCAAGGCGCTGTTCCAGTTGTTGGCACCAGGCGCCGTAATCGGCGGCGTGGGCGAGGAGGTCGGGCGCCGGTAGCCCGCCGCCGGCGCCGGCGGCTTGGCCGGCATTTCCAGCAGGTAGGGGCTGGGCGCCGGGCAGCTCGGCGGGATAGCCGAGGAGCTGGCGGTAGAGGCGCAGGCCGTCAGGGCCAAGGCCGGTAAAAGCGGAACCATCGTGGCGAGTGACATCGTCTATCCTTTGCGCTTGTTGGCGTTGCTGCGCTTGCCGCGCCTGTTGCTGCCGCAGCAGGCTGTCTTCCAGCTGATCGATGCGCTGGCGCCATTGCTGCTGTTGCATCAGCGCCGCTTGTTGCCGCTGTTCGGCGGCGCGGCTGTCGTCGGCTTGCAGCTGGGAAACGCTGGCTTGCAGCCGGGCCTGCCAGTACTGGCCGCTGCGCTGGCTGCCCAGCGCGTAGCCGCCGGCGCCGGCGGCCAGCGGCAACAGCAGACAGGCGGCCAGCCGCAGGGCGGCGGCGGGCATCATGCCGGGCTCCGGCCGCGATAGGCGGAGATCAGCCGCAGCGAGGCGGAGTAGCCGCCCACCACGCCCAGATAGATCAGCCACAGATCGGGCGTGAGGGTGCCGCGCCAGCCTTCGACGACGAACATCGCGGTGGCGGCGGCGCAGGCCACGTTGGCCCAAAGCCGGCTATGGCTGATGCGGCGGCTGTGCGGGCCGCGGACCAGGTCGGAAAGGCGCATGCTCAGGTCTCCTGCGTCAGTTGGAAATGGGGATACTCGCGAAACGGCGCGTCGGCGGCGCCGTACCAGCGCAAGCCCAGCGCCAGGCCGATCTGGCCCATGACTTGCCAGTGCGGGTGCTCGGCGTCCCATACCGGCTTGCCGGCCTGCAGCGGCACCACGTCGAAGGCGAGGGCGGCCGGGCTGCCGTGCAGCATGGCGTTGTGGGCGGATTGGCCGGCGCGGGCGCGGGTGACGATGGGGCCGGGCTTGCTGCGGCCTTGCTGGTACAAGGCGTCCTGTTCGGCCGGGGAGCGCCAGGTGCAGGTGAGCAGCGGGTCCACGCCCTGGTCGCGGCAGCGGCGCAGAAAAGCTTCGGCCAGCGGTTGCAGTTGCGGGTGCAGATCGGAAATGGCGCGGCTGGCCATGCGGGGACTCCTTTGCCGGTGGATAATCAGTGCACCTCGTGCGGGGCCGGCGGGGTTTTCAGCACGCGCCAGATCATGCGGTCGCTGAGGCGGTAGCGCATCGCCAGCAGGCCGACGGCTTCGTTGGCGCCCAGGCCGTCGATCAGCAGCGCGTCGAAGTCGCGGATCAGCTGTTGGTTGCGCGCCTGGCGCAGCGCCTGGCTGCAGCGCGGGATGTAGAGGATGTCGCCGCCGAAGTGGCGGGTCAGCAGTTCCGCGGCGTCCTGGCCGATCACGTCGGCCAGCGCGGCGAAGCGCAACTGGCCGGCGCGGCTCTGGTTCTTGGAAAACGGCAGGGTGGTGCCGCCCAGCGCCTGCACCAATTGCAGGGTGCGCGGCATGCCTATCAGCTGGGCGACCAGTTGCATGGTGGCGGGAAGAGCGGGAAAGTGCGCAGTAGCGTTCAT